CATTCAAAACCGTACTGAACGCATCACCGGCGTTACTAGTCATTAAAGTTTGAGAATTAGGTCTTGCCCTTGTTACTGGAACCGCTGCCTTAAACGCTTCCTCGCTCACTTCACGTAATTCGTCAATATAAAGGAAATCGGCAGTCTTGCCTCGGCTTCCGTCTCTCGTTGCCGCTACGATCTCATAACGTGCGCCATCAAGTAAGGTTATTGATTCTTGACCATTGGCGTATCGGATTTGTCTTACTTGCGCTTTTAGAAAGTCATTATCCTCAATAGTGTTGGCAACCTGCCTAAAGGTGTCTAAAGCCATGTTTCGGTTTGAGGACATTGCAATTATGTTCTTTTCCCCAAACAGAAAGAGGCCAGCCAAGATTCTCATTCTTGCAAGGTGGGTTTTACCTACTTGCCTAGCGCATAACAGTAAATTTGACTTGCGTTGGAAATTTCCCTGCGTATCTACCTTCAACATATCCTCAAGTACGTATTCCTGCCAAGGAAGTAACGGCATGCCAATCTTTTTTGCTAAATCCACAACTTCAGCAATTCGAGACGCACCTTTTAACGGCGGTGTTTGAATTCTTGGTTTTGTGCTACCTAATAGCGGTTTTTTCTTTGCCCCTCGCTTGCTCGGGCTTTCTTTGACTACTTTCAGTTTTCGTTCGGCTGTCATGGCTTTTCAAACGGCGACGATGGCCGTGTGATCTGCGTCTCAGGGAGAGAACAGTCTGGAGAGACAGGGGGGGTAGAACCTCGGCTTAAAAAACGGCTACCCTTTTTGGAATTACAAGGCTTGCACGCTGAAGTCAGGTTGTCTAGATCAAATAGTGAGCCGCCAACCTTGCGTGAAGTTATGTGGTCAACCGTTGCGTTGCCACCCTCAAGGTGTGTACCACAATAGGTACAGACGTAGCCATCCCTTGCTAATACTCTAAGGCGCAGGTCTTTCCATTGCTGAGTTCCTAATGCTCTACTACTCAATGCCATCCTTTTGTTTGCCAATGCTTATAGGCTTTGCACGCATTGATATACCCATACTCATCTAACCCAAACTTATGGGCTATGTATGATAGTCCCCAGTCTACCTGTTGGTAGCCTGTTGCAGTACGTAGATACTCACTCTTACCCTGAGGTATGCCATACACACGATGGGTACCGGTCAGGTTACCTACTGCCTTGGTGTTCCACGCACTCTCTTTACCATACAGTTTAGATAGGCATTTATATTGGGCAACAGACTCAATTTTTAATTGAGCATACTCTTTATAGGTAATCATTCTAATAGGCTCTAAGGCTTTAACGGAATCAATCTTTTTAGAATCTAGGCTTAATGCAATTAAGACAATAGATACCCCAAATGCTACAAGCGGCGAACTCGCAAGCCATCCCCTTTCGGGGCTTGCGTTCGCACTTTTAGGTGCGTCGCAGACTTGAAGCGTAGTCGCCTTGTCAAATCGGTTAAGCATAGTTATTTACCTCGTCTCATTATGTGAGATGTGATCTCTGTCACACTCTATAATTTATATTGAAGTCCAGCCTATATAACCTGCATTTGGATTATTTTTAAGCCATTGCTCACGAAGGGCATTTTGATAAGCCCAATCTATGTCATTTGAATTATTATCCATAACCTTCACTCCATTCATGACCACAATCTTTACATTCATGAAAGTAATCTTTGTTATAGGTTGTCGTACTGGTGTTATACCTTAGGCACTCGGGGCATTGATCTTTGCACATATTGAGCAGGTTAAACCTTCCATCATCCACGCCCCACATTTAGGGCAACGTACTGGCTCAACCATGCAACACCTTCATAAAGTCATCCAAGGGCAAAAGTACGACATAATCTCCCACCTTCTCGCCTTGACCGTTGCAGCGTAGAACTACGAAGCCAAGTTTATCGGATTTCCTTGATTTAGTCTGCTTAATCCATGCTAAAGGACTAAATTTAGTTACTGCTTTAACCTCAATATCGTATGGTGTGCCTAGAATGTCACTACCTTGACGACCAGCCCCTGAGGACTCGGCATACTGGTACCAAGTCCTCAAGTACTCTGCTACCACCTTTTGAGTGCGGTAACCCCTGTGTTTACGGTGTTGGCTCATCTGCCAACTCAAACATCTCTAAAGGAATTCTCCAGCCGCTAATCTCATCATCGTAAAACTCATCGATCATAAACAGGTGAGGCTCTAAGTGGCCAAAAACGTAGACTTGAGAGAAGGTAGCCTCATCAAGGCACTTAGTAGCGATCAACAACTTATTCATATCTTTTTCCCAAAAGGGAACTGCCTTTGCTGTTCTTACCGATCTCACCTCACATTGAAAGCCAACGTCTGAAATTGCATGTCGTAGAGGATGCAACTCATTTGGATACCAAGGTACATTCCATGAAATGTTATATAACTTAGCAACTGCCCATTCGCACACGTTGGCTCTTATGTTGGCTAGTACCTCATGTTCTAATTTGCCATTGGCCTTGCCTTCAGCATAGTTAGGACGATCAATAGAATCCCACTTGGCCAGCCATCTTTCAATGGCTAACTGAGTGCAAACCCTTACCTCGTCCTTACTAAGTTCAACTATCATTCGATTTATACTCTATATGGTTTATCCCATGACAAACGACGCATTTAAGTACGCCGTTTTCATTTATCATTCTTGGGTCGTTGCATATTTCACAACATTCTGACAATGGTACGAAATCCGGTACCACGCCGTTATCAGTAAAGGTCAACCTCAACCCACTTGGCTCAATGATTTCCATATCACCCATTTTCTTGACCGTCGAAGTACCAGCGTCCATTGGCTGATAACTTCGCCCATTGTGCAGGACATTGTTGATCTTTAGGTTTTCCGCAATTACATACATGACCGTAATACGGTTTTCCGCCCTTGCTGATACCCTGAAGTAACTTTGTTTTGCCATTTTCGCAAGGCATTGGCATTGGCTCAGACTTAGGTAAGTTATCAACCACGTCACCAACTGACCATTCAACAGGTTCCGGCTCAGGCTTATCAGCGGCAAAAGATTCTCTAAGTGCTAGTTCTATTTTCTTAGAGTTTCCTGACTGGCCGTATATGTTTTGTCTTGCCTCAAGTTTCTCCTTGAAGGTCTGCTCTTTTTCTGCAACAACCTTTTCCATTTCAGCCCTGTTTGCTCTTGGTGCCTTTTGGCCGTCAATTGTTGTCGAGTACTGAGGCAATCCAGTATTTGTAATCGCTCTTGCATAAGCGGACGTTTCTGTTTTTTCTACCGCAAACTGAGTTTTAAGACTTTCAGCCGCCATCCCATAAACCCAAGGATGAGGGTCAGCCCATGTCCGCCATAAAATAACAGTTACATAAACCATACCGTCAACAATCTCACGTTCAGACTTTTGACGCATGTCCGGATTATCTTTCGCAAAGAGTTCAATTCGTTCCTCTGCGGTCATGTACTTACTGAGGTCAAATGCCATCTATCTCACCTTTATATTCTGTATCGTACTCCTTGAGTATTTGATTATATATTGCGAGGTACCCGATACCGTCCTTAACTGAATCGATATGGTTAGGCGACTCACTAAGACGACTGATCTTAACGAGGCACATGCAGATACTGACCTGCATTGGTGAAATGTAATCACCAAGGTAGGCACTCCATAACTCCGAGATTCTTTCATGATTGGTTCGACTAGAACCATAAAACTTACCCCTTTCAGACAAGGTAGTCCTTACCTCGTCAAATAAGTCATTTGTTCTGTTCATAGTCAAATACCTCGTCCGATAGTTTTTTTATAGTTATCATACGGCGGTGCATATCCCAACCCACCGCACGCCCACGCCAATAGCCCCGATTGTAAACCTCGGTTTGCCATAAACTAACTGCGTAGGCAAGTAGTCCGGTTGCTATCATGAACCACAAAATTGTCAGTCCGTTGATTTTCATGCATTCACCCATGAACCGGCGAAGTTTGTTGTAAATATAGGTTGGTCAAATCTCAGGTCGTAATTGATCTGATACTCATGACCTTGTTGTTGTAGGTATTTAGTCGCCAAGACTAAGGCGGCACTATTTTCTACCCAATAAATATATTCATATTCAAAGTTAGGGGCTTGGTCGAATCTATCGGCTTGGGCTTCCCAATCAATACCTTTGAACTGCATTTGGTTTTCGGTTAGCATTTCGAAGTCTATGAATGTTAAATTCATTTTGTACCTTTCCGTTACACCAAGCGAGTGACTTGGATACGAGAAGGATGACAGATAGAACCGACACCATCAATATCGGTGCCGGCGTGTCTTATAACAGTTTTGTTATATAAGCCCTAATTCGTCAAAGGCGTCAATTTGTTCATCTATATCTCTAGGCTCATAATCGGTCTGCCTACTCATACAATTTACCTTCAAAAATAAAACTATGGTTGTTGATAGGTATAGGTATAACCTGCACTTTACGATCTTGCACGTAGGCTACTGCGAAGCCCTGTTGCCAATTGGCGTAACCCCTTGTATAGGCCATTCCACTTGAGGCAAGGTCAACGAGATTTCCGACCTCTAATCCCCATACGGTACGCCCTATTTGGCCTCTGGAAGCCTCTGTAAAGGCCGATAACCCTAGTCTATGGGTATGCCCACAAACTACACTCTTACCAAGCCTCTTAGCCCCATTTAAGGCCGTTTGTGATGGGACTTGACTAAGAGGGAAAGAGTCTCCATGAACTGCCGTCCAGCCGTACGCCCAATCAAGTCCGTAGGGGTGGAATTTAATCTTGAGTTTATCATACCCCATAAAACGTTCATACTGCAGTTCGGGTAGGTTGAGGAAAGAGGGTAATCTTTTTTTGATTGATCGGTAAAGTCTGATTCCATGATTACTACCTAGTACATCCGTAACACCGAGATACTGAAGTACCTCTTGCGTAAACTTTCTATCATCATCTAGGTTCCCAACCATCTCATCTATTGTTCCTGCATTAAATCCACCTAATTGAGGTAGATCGATTTCATCACCGATTTGAATAGTCCGGTGAGGATTCCATTTCCTTAAAAACTTTCCTACCAGTTTGACGCTTTTTTCGTCTATAAACGGAGACTGGAGATCACTTATAAAGGCGATTCGCTTAATCGTCATCCTCGTCAAAGTCGTCTAATGGATTTTTAATTGGGTCTTTAGTATCCACAATCCAGTCAGGATAAGAGGCTCTATCCATTGCAAAGGCAAGGGCTGTTCCTTCGTCCATTCCTGATTTTCTGCAAGCCATATAAACCTCATTAGCGGCTATCGCCCAAAAATCTAACTTAGTAAGAACTGGCTCTTTAGTTGTGCGCCGTCTCCTAGCAACCTTCTTTTTAGGTTTGCGTTTAGTAGCCATAGGTAGAGTCTACTTCCTAGTTATGACAATAAAGAGTTCATCGACTCTTTGCTCAAGGCGTGTCAATTGATCTTTCATTGAACTACCGCCATTAGGCCTGAGTTCATTAAGCCATCCTCTGACTAGCCATCGAAGGCCGGCGAGAAGTCCGATTAGTGTGGTTGTGATTCCTGCTAAAAAACCAGCCCACTCAAGGGCTGTCATTACTCTTTACTACCGATACCGAAAGCAGGGTCGTCAGGATTTAAGGCTCTCAAAATTGGTGCTACCCAAGCCACTAAAAAGGCCTTCCAAATGTCATCGAAATTACCGGAAGGGTTAGTTACGTAAATTGTCAACAAACAGACAAACGCACTTCGTCCATAAGACTGGATTATTTCAATTGCTTTATTTTGCATTTTTGCCCCCTATTAGTGGTATATCAAAAAACTCTGAATTTTTATCTTGGTCTTTACGGAATGAAATATGGATGTGGTGATTGTGTGGGTTGTAACCTCGGTATTTTCTCCATTTATAATTCATAATCGGAGAGGCAATTTTCCCCAAATGAATTACATAAGATATACGTCCGTAACTTTTTGCATACTGTCGAATTTGATCTGCCAAATATGCTGAAGCCCCTTTGTCGTCAGAAAGGCGAGCGTCAACATCGATAGCCCTAACGACTCCGGTTTTGCTGTCGGGTATGTGGTCGCTCTTACCTCGTAATTGGTGACGCAGATCAGCCGCCCACCCATCAGATTTCCGGCTGCGATCTTGGTAAGCGTCGTCGATCTGCTCACGCAGTTGAACCGCCGCTTTTGATAACCATGGTTTCATATTTTCCAATTTATCCTTCGAGAACAATCTCAGAGGATTGTGCTTAGAGGCCTAAAGCCCTTAAATCCTCAGTAGTTAATCCAAGTGCTGATAGTTTAGATTCGGCTGTGGCTTTGGCGTTTGTTTTTGCAATTTCTTGTTCTTTTTTGTAAGCCTCAACTTTTGCAAAACCTGCTTCAAATTCTGATTTAGTACATCTTGGCCGATCATCTACCCAAGTAATTCCTTCAAAAGAATCACCTACTAAAATCCAGCCACCTTGAGGGCAAAGCATTTGTAATACTTCTCCACCTCTAATATACATTATGCACCTATTTCTACTAGAACAATTGAACCTTTTGTTGCACTAACACCGCCACCAATTACAATTACCTCTGCCGTGTTATTTTCATTTCTGAATTGCGTTTTGTAAGTTAAAGCCGAAGTAGATGAAGGACTATCTACCATAATATCGCCAGAGTAGCCTTTAAGGTTCATTGATGTATTAGTCCATCCCCAGTTACTAAATTTAATTTCTGTTGCACCTCTAAATAATTTAAAGTTAATTTGATTTTGTGCATTATCGCTAGATTTATACACAGTTCCGTGGTCCACTAATATCAAAATTCTGCTTCCAGTAGTAGCGGGCGTAATTGTTGCAGATAATCCAGTATCAGCGTAAGTGTTTGTAGAATTTGAAACTGATGTTGTACTTGTTCCAACAACAACCTGCAACACTTTGCCACCACCAGCAGCAGCCGCCCAAGCCAAACCTGTTGCGGTACTAGAATCCGCTACAAGTGTGTGTCCGTTTGTGCCTACTGGCAATCTTGCGTCGGTTGTTGAGTAAGTATAAAGATCGCCCTTAGTTGTTAAAGGTGATGAGCCACCTGACTTAGTAACCCATGCTGAACCTGAGTACACCTGTATTACGTCGGTGTCCTTGAGATATGAGGTTTGACCCTCTTGAGGTGAAGTGATTGCGGCTGATCGTGCGGCGGCGTCTGCAAAAACAAGAACGCCCTGCATGAGGAACCCATTGGTATCGGCGGCACTCAAAACGTCACCGGTGTTAAAAGTCTTAAATCCTAATCCTGCGGCCATTATATCTCCTTAATAGTGCCTAATTATATCCTAGTAAGACAAAACATCCTCACCAATTACCCCATAAGTACTATTCCCTATGATAAATCCGTCCACAATAGGTTCCATAGTCGTGAGGGTGGTCATCCATGAGGTCGGGGTTATGTCATGAGCGATACCCTGAACCTGAAGGTTTTTGGTGATGGTTGAACTGTCGGGTTGAATATTACTGATAAGTACATTATCAAAATAATCAAAGTCCAACATTGTGGCCGTTGGCACATTTGGGTCGTATAAATCAACGCTCATTTGATCTATTCGTATTGAGGTACTTGATCTCGTTGCGACGTATATGCTTGCAATATTTAATGCCTCGGCGTCGGTATCAACAATAAGTTCGCTAACTGCTACGGAATGAGGAAAGTAGGTGGCAATCGAACCGGAATCAATTGCAGTTTGAGCCACGCCGCCAATTTTTGTAATGGTTGCGCTGTTCACAATTAGTTTATCATCTAGGGCAAACTTTAAGTCCTTGTAAGGTATGCCACCGGTTTGATTGAAATTGGTTGGGGTTGCCCCTGCGCTTGCAATAACTGAACTTCGATTTTTGAATATAATGTTACCTTCAGGGCTAATAAACAAAGCCCCCTGCTCGCTGAACTCTGCGTTTTGCATAGCACTAAGTGAGGTTCTTAAGGTAGCGGGGTCGGCAAGGGTTAACGTGTCTCCGGTCTCAATGCTACGCATTTGAGTAGGGAACGACACCGTATCCAAAATTTTATCAATTCGGGTTCCAGTATCTTGACCAGCCGCTTGACCTGTAACGGTTACGACTGAAGCCATATTAAATAACCTGAAGGCGTCGCTTGCCTTTATATCTACGTAAGCAATGTTTTCTGCTTGGTCATAGGAGTAGATATAGTCAGTCGTATATCCACTAAATAGATAGTAAGTTACACCTGCAACGGTAGCCGAAATGCGTAACTTTCTTAATGGTTCTAATTGGCCAAAATAAGGCGAGGTTACGTTTTGTGGATTGAAGTCTGAATTCGGGTCATAGATTCTCACCGTACAAGTTCCGGCTTCGTATATGTCTCGACTAATGTTCCTGCCTCGTCTAATACTTATTTGACGAGTTTGTGTAGTTAAGTTAACTACCAAGGCCGGTGCGTTAGACTCGGACAAGATATTAGTTCCAAGAATTCCGTTTACTGGGTCGTCAAGAGTAAAGGGTATGCCGAAGGTCGCCCCCGATTGGAAGTTTAGTGAAACGTCTAAGGTTGCCGGTAATGTCATTGTACTTGGAACGCACCAAGGTTCCTGTTAATGGTAGTTTGTGAGCCGGATAATCCTGCCTCAATCAAGGCGTTGCGAATATCTTGGACAAGATCGCCAGTAGTAACAACGCTACCAGCCGGCGCAATGTTTATGTTTAAGTCCTTAAATGTACTACGCATTGCAGTATCGGCGGCAAGATAAGCCTGTAATTGACTTTGAATATCTTGTTCAATAGTTGTATCCGGAATTTTATTGGTAGCCGCTATTTTTGCCAACATTCTTTCATTAAAATTGTTCAAACCTGTTCTTGCGCTATCAATTTGAGCAGCAATTGCAGTCAATGTTGGGTTGGTTGAACCGCTTGAAGTCGTAATTGGTGCGGTGGTTGTAGTGCTTAAAGGTTGCTGCAATAACTTATACATGTTCAAAATCTTGGCAATTAAGTTGTCAACCTCGCTTCCAAAACCTTCAAATGGGTTTAGGGCTTTAGGTATCTTTGCAATAGCCGCAGAAAGATCAGTAGTCTGTAACTGAGCAATTGCCAGTTGTTTTCCAAGTTTCTCGGCTTCGGTTGCATTACCTTGAATTAAGGCTAACTGTAAACTAAGTCTAAGTTTTTCCTGCTCGGTAATTTTTCCCTGAAGTGCAGCAAAAATCTCAATTTGTTCGGTGTCAAACATACTTCCAAATTTTTTAAGTTTTGCTTGATCTTTGAGTAATGCTTGTTCTTTCTTTATAGCGGCATTACGGGCAGCGAGGTTTTTCTTAGCGTCGTTTTGTAATCTCTTTTCCTCTTTTTGTAATGCGGTGTAATCAAACTTTTGGCTCATTGGGTCAAAAGGTTTGTCAAAGTTTAATTTATACTGGAAAATAGGTGAATCGGGAGACAAGGTTAAGTTCTGAAGTCCAATTTTTGTAACTTGAATAAATCTAGACATCCCCTCAATGAGGCCGCTAATCTTGTTGGCGATAACATCTATACCACTTCCAATTTTCTCAGGGTCGCCAAATGCTTTGTCTAGTGCCACTACTAAAGAACCGCCAATTGTTTCAGCGGCGTCCGAGGCTTTTGCGCTTAAGACTGCTAATTTTCCTGCATAAGAATCAGCGGCTAAAGCGGCCTGACCATCAAACTTCTTAGACAAAAAGTCAGTTATTTGAGCCATATCCATAGTGGCTAATTCGGCTTTACTTAAACCAATTCCTAAACGGCTAAGTGCAGTATTCTCTTTCAATACCGCTTTGCTTAATGCAACGGTAACCGACTGTAAATCTTTACCAGTTCCAGCGGATACATCTAAAGCGACACTTAATAACTTTTGGGCTTCCTTAGCGTCTAAGGTTGAGTTAACTAGTTGAGTAAAAGCCGGACGCAGTTGATCGTCAAGAATACCGGTGGTGTTTTGTAAGTTTTGAATAAATCCTGCGGTTTGCAAAACTGCATAAGATTGGCCTAAATTCTGTAATGTTTTAGATAATGCGCCGGCGGCTCTTTCATCATCGGCGAAAGCCCTTACTGCCTTTTTGCTAAAGTTTATGGTTTGAAAAACACCAAAAGCCAAGCCTAGGGCTTTGGCTGATTTGGTTAAAGTATTGAGCGACTTACTGGCCGCTTTTGCGCCTTTGTCTTTATAGGTGCTAACAATAGGAATTTCAATACCGGTGGCACTCATGCGGCTAGTCCAATCCTTCTCTTAATGCTTGAATTAAATGTTAAAATTGCTTTATCGATTGCTTTGAAGGTTGCCTTTGTGACCTTGCCTTGATCTCTTGCGAAAGCCGCATAAAGTAAACGTCCTTGGTTTTTCCTACCCCTACCAATACTTTCTAGTTTGGCTTCAGCGTTTACGGCTTGCACGAACTGGTATCCTGCAAAAGGATTGTTACTATTGTAATTCCTAGTTGAACGTCTTAAAATTTTGCCACCTGACTTATAGGTGCCTTCGTCGCCTTGAACGAAATTACTAGCGTACAAACTTTGCATTGGCGCACGACCATTAGGATTTTTACGTCCTGCGGTTTCATAGATTGCGCCGGCGGCTGATCTGTTCAACAATTTGTAAGCGTTAACGAATCCAGCCCTGTTTCTCCTTGAGCGACCTACTGAACTAGTCAAACCTTTTTTAATAACATTGGGATTGTATTTAGGAAATCCACGACTCTTTCCGGCACTCCTTGAAACAACTGTTTTGCCTTCGTCTTGCCAACCGCTTAAATCTTGCAATTGATTTGGAACTTGTCTTTTTGCGTCTGCAATGACTACACGCATTGCGCTACGGATTTCCTTGTTCATTTCCTTATAAAGATCAGGCGCAAACTTCTTTAAGGCTTTTTGAACCTCAACGAGCCCCTTTACCTCTACTGGCATTTTCCATCCTTTTTGAGTCCTCTTTTAACACGCTCATAGTTGCTAAAAGTAGCGATCTATCCATTTTCAAATACTCTGAATGAGGTATGCCAGTCCTAACTGCTAATAAAGCAATTAGATAAGTAAAGTCATACCTCGTCACCCATTTGGGGAGTCAGCGTCCATAATCTCTACCTTGGATAGAGTTTCTAGATACTTGTCCCCAAATGGCGGAACTGTATTACCTGCACGTCGTTCCGCTTCCCATGAAAGCCAATAGACGTCCGACTGCTTTTCCTCGTCTCTGAAACGCTTATGAAAACCAGTCTTAAAATTCTGTTCAAACGCATATTCGAGTGCAGGGGTTATATCAAATTCGGATACTTCCCCTGAAGCCTTTGACACTCTCAATTTAATCATTACTACTCCTTAGAATGTACCTGTTGTTGCAACGGCTACTGCACCGTTTACAGTCCATGTTACATCCTGAGTACCAAGATCGCCAACTCCGCCGTTAATGTCGGTAGTGTTATTGATAAGGCATGTCATTGTATAAAGTGGGTTAGTTGCTGAAACTGCGGTTCCTTTTTCCTGTAACAAAACTACAGTAACTGAAGTTCCCCAAGCGGCTTGCAATGTTGCAAGAACGTTTGCTGAAGCGGTGTCGTTTAGGAATGAAATTGCCACGCTTGAAGTTTCCAAGCCTTTTACAAATTTTTCCCCTGTATCGCCCATCGCTGTTACAGAAAGTTCATTAAACGAACGGTTAAGTGTGACGCTCGTCACATGATCTGAAAGATCGACGGAATTTACCTTTACGCCGACCTTGTTATTTAAGAATACAGCCATTGGTTATTCCTCATCTTTCTTAGTAAGTGGTTTTGGCTTTTCTGTTTTTACTACTTGCCCGACTTTTTCAAGCCAAGCCTTGTCCTCGGAAGGAACATCTATAAAATCACTCATTTTTTAACTCCAACTTGTCATAATTGAGACGGACATATCACTTGTTAACA